AACCTTCAAGGAAACTTGGGGGTTTTTTAATAAAGTTATTTTTGCTCAATAAAGTAATCTACTTTATTAACTAGTTTTTACTTTATCATTTCATATTTCCAAATAAATCCATAAGCGGTTTTTCTTCGACCTAAACAACAACCTGATATATTACCAACAGATAAATTTAATGTTTTACATAATAGACCAACAGAATCCCAAATTTTAACTAATTCAAAATTAGTTGTGTATTGATAAACTTGTTTTGAATTTGGGTTATTTTTACCTGTATTTGAAATCCTTATTTTATCCTTATGTGATTCAGTAAATGTTTTACCTAACATAGGTCCTTTACCATAGTTAAAATTTTTATCACCTATTTTTTTTTCTGACATAATTAATTTAGATTTTTCAGAATGTTTTTTATTAAAAAATGGATTTGTTGTGTCAACAGATTTAATTATTTTAGTTGTAATTTTTTGTGGTGTTAAATTATTTAAGTTTGAAAAATCTTCATTTAATAATTTACCAATATCAGATTTAACTTTAGACATTTTGTTTTTAGATGAGTCGGAAAATTTATAACCTAACGTATTACCTGCTTTAGTTAAAATATTATATCCATTTTTCTTGAAGAAAGAAGTGTCTAAATCAGACGATTTTAATAACTCATCCAAATAAAATTGTTCTCTATTTAGTAATAATTCTTTTTCACATTCCTCAATAATTGTAAATGTAAAATTCTTATAACCATATTTATTCCAAGATTTTTGTAATTTATCGTTTTTATGGGTATTTTTATTTAATTCTGACTTATGCTCAACCCATCTTCTTAATATATTAATTGATGAACCAATATATATTTTTTTAGTTTTATTATTTGTAATTTTATAAATACCTGTTTTCATTATTGATGTTTATTATAAATATCTTAAAAAATGAAATAATACTACACAACCCTAATATTTAACATAAAATTAATTTATTTTTTTTAATTTACAATAAAATAAATTAATTTTATATTTATATATGAAACCTTGTTGATGTGGTTCACGTGTCCTACGAGACATTTGAGTTGGTGTTAAATCCAATAAAGTGAATCCCAATAAACATAAAAAATAAAATAAGGAAATATGTATTATCAAACAAAAACTGGCACACCTTGTGCCTACATTACAAAAGACAAAAAACGTCTTAAACAAAACGGACAAAATGTCTATCTTAAAAATGGGGACGAATTTCAACTAGAATTATTTAACCCATCAACTACCACAGTATTAGCGAAAATCAAACTTGACGGAAGTTATATTTCCGGAGGAGGAATTGTTCTTAAACCGGGACAAAGAGTGTTTCTTGAGAGATATCTTGATGACCCACGTAAATTTAAGTTTGAAACTTATGAGGTTGACGGAACATCAAATGAGGTATTGGATGCCATCGCCGGAAATGGGGATGTTGTTATTGACTTCTTTGATGAGTATAAACAACCGGTGTGGAATAACCCAATAACTTATTATGGTGGAACATATACACTTCCTACATATGTTAATAATCCTTACAATGTAAATGGGGGTGTTTCAACATTTACAACGACAAATGTAAATTATTCATCAACTAATACAGGTGGTATTAATTTTAACACTACGTCAAGTAATACTTTTGCGGGACCGAACTTACGAAGTGAAACTTCTAGATTAAAAAAATCAAAAAGGAATTATAGTGCTGAGGTAACTATGGACTCAATCGAAACCGGTAGAGTTGAAAAAGGTGGTTCAAGTGACCAATCATTCAAAACCGTAGATAAAACTTTTAATCATTACACTTGTGCAACATCAATATGGAAGATTCTTCCGGTATCTCAAAAGGTTTTTGAAAAACAAGACCTAAAAGTGTATTGTGGGAATTGTGGAGCAAAAAAACGACGTGATGGTCATCTTTTTTGTCCCCACTGTGGAGAAAAATATTAAATAATAAACAAATAACAAGGTTTCAAATTAAATCCATCATTTTTTTCGTGATGGATTTTTTTATTTTAAAAAATTGATTATCTTTGTAACAAAATTAGAAATTATGTATAGAATTTATTTAGATGACGTAAGAACTCCAACCGGAGATAATTGGATTGTTGTAAGAAATTACGATGAATTCGTTAATAAAGTTAATGAAATTGGGTTGGGTAATATTGATATTATTTCATTAGACCACGATTTGGGTGATACTGCAATGGACGAGTATTTCAATAATGTTTCTCCAAACTATGAATTGAATTATGATAATATTAAGGAGAAAACCGGGTATGATGCCGCTAAATTCTTGGTATCATTATTTCACAATACTAACGAAGCTCGTTTCAATATGAGTAGAAGTGAGAGAAAGGCTGATAAGTTTGTATTCCCAATCGTATATGTTCATTCAGCAAACCCAATCGGGAGTGCGAACATTATGGGGTATTTGAACAATTTTTATATGAACGAGGGTCAAGCACAAACTTGTGTGAGAGTCAAAATACCACACGTATAATGAATATATTTTTCTTGGATGAGAATCCTACATTGTCGGCTCAATACCACGTAGATAAACACGTAGTGAAAATGATTTTGGAAACGGCTCAGTTATTATGTTCGGTTCATCACGTAACCGACCAAGTTACCGACCAAGTACCGTACAAGTTGTCACATAAAAATCACCCTTGTGCGGTATGGGCTCGTCAGAGTTTATCAAATTATTTGTATTTGTGTGAAATGGGATTAGAATTAGGAAAAGAATATACCCACAGGTATGGTAAAAGACACAAATCAATAGAAGTGATTAATTGGTGTATTATTAATAAACCAAACATCCCGGACATTGGTTTTACTACTCCTGCGATGGCGATGCCGGATGAATATAAAGTAGATTCTGTTGTAGAATCGTATAGAAATTATTATATGGGTGCTAAAATTAGTTTGGCGTCTTGGAAAAATAGAGAAAAACCTTTTTGGTTTGGAAAAAAAGAATTAGATTTGCAGTATGATTAAGATAGATAAAGATAGAAAAGTTTTTGTTACGTCCGATACACACTACGGACACAAAAACATTTGCCGTGGAGTAACGGCTTGGAGATTACCGGATGGTAGTGTCCCAATAGACCAAACACGAGATTTTGAAACGATTGAACAAATGAATGAGGTAATCATCAGTGGAATCAATAGTGTTGTTGGTCAAGACGATGTATTAATTCATCTTGGGGATTGGAGTTTTGGGGGATTTGAAAACATTCAAAAGTTTAGAGATAGAATTTTGTGTAAAGAGATTCACCTTATATTGGGAAATCACGATACGCATATAGAGAATAACCGAGACGGAGTACAGGATTTATTCACAAGTGTTAGTCACTACACAAGATTGATTTATAAATTCAAAACATTTGTTCTTTGCCATTTCCCAATACAGAGTTGGGATGGTTTAAATAAAGGTCATATCCAACTTCACGGGCACGTACATCTCCCGACAAACCTAAGATTTGGTAAAGGTAAAAAAATGGACGTTGGTATTGACGGTCACCCAACGTTTGGAGTATATGATATGGATGATATCATAAGAATGATGGATAAACGTGAGATTATGTCGGATATGTTATTTGACCACCACACGGATGAGATTGAAACGGAAGACGGTAAAAAAAGAAAATAATATGTTAAAAACAAGAGTAGAAGACAACCACTTTAATGAAGATGGTTCATTAATATCGTCACGGATTATAATTGAGGTTCCATTATCTCACGAAATGATACAAGATTGTTATTCATTCTATGCTATGGACGCACCGTCAGAAATAAAAAGAATGTTAATGGAATCCGTTGGAGATGCTGTTGATGAAATTATTTTAAGTAAAAGACCTGGTAATGTTGATGAACAGTGGTTAAGAAGAAAACTAATAGAAGTAAAAGTAAGTTAATATGGAAAAAGAAAGAGAAATTGTTATCTGTGCTTGTCATAGTACGGAACATCAAATGGTGATATCCTATAGTGAGGATGTTATTGATGGTGAGAGATATCCGGAAGTATATCTTCACATACATTTAACTAAAAAACCATTTTGGTTGAGAGTTAGATATGGAATTAAATACATCTTTGGTTATCAATCTCGTTATGGGGCGTTTGATGAAATGATTATTGATAAAAAAGATGTGGATAAGTTTAAGAGAGTTGTTGAACATTTAGAAAGTTTATAATGAAACATTTAATATTAATTTTAATTGTGTTTATTCTAACGTCTTGTAGTGTTGAACAAAGAATCTATAAACATTCATATACTAATGAATCG